TTTTATTTCTGGACCAGTTATCTGCCCATTCGGTTCCTGTAATAGATCCTAAATTTTCTAATATTTCTTTTCGCTTTTGTCGAGTCAATCTGGTTTGTCGTTTTCCTTCTGTCATAAAAGTATCATCGTCTGACAAGATATTAGGTATTCCATCCCCTGAATCTCCTTCTATGATATGATCTAGTAGATATTGTTTAGGAGATTCGCATCGAACAAAGTCTTTCTTTATGGTGCTGTATTGTTCTACTTCTGGATAAATTTGAAGTTGTTGAAAGTCATTATCATTTGATACTATTAAAACAGATTCTGTTTGATGATGATGCTTTGCCAGCACAGCAATAATATCGTCTGCCTCTGCACCTGCGATTCTGATATTCTTGTAGGGCAGAACATCTAATATTTCTGTTCTAACAATAGACATGTTTTCGTATATCTCTGTCCAATTTACGCCGGAAGTCTGTTGTTTACGTTTCCTATTTTGTTTGTAATGCGGGAATTTAGTTTTTCTCCAAGACGGACCTGCATCGTTACAGACAACTATTTTTCCGTATCTATTTCCAAACTTTTTATTGATAAATCTGTACGAATTGAATACGAGATGTCGTATAAAATTAGTGTCCATTACAGGATTTGATTTCATATTTTGAAATATGCTTGCAATTAATAATTGACTATTGTCTACTAGAATCATAAAACGATCATATCATAAAAATTAAAAAAGTCAATGGGATATCCAATGTGGATTATTTTTAATATTTTGAAATATGTATTCTTTATTTGTTATTGTATTGAACCATCTATCCCCAGATCGAAGATATCCTGTTGGTTTAGTTATCGACTGAACTCTTCTATTGGGTATATTTCGTAATTCGTTCCAAACAGCAGACTTTTCAAATGGTTCATATGAACTAGAAACGTCTTCTGATGCGTAATATAATCTATCGTTATAGGCTACAATTTCATTCTTTGAATATTGTATTGTATTACCATTATGATCTACTTTTTTAAAGTATTTTACTTTAGAAAAATCTATATCTGTTATATTTAAAGATTCATTTAAATTCGTTGTAGGCTGCGTACTTTGAACTAATTGATTTGAATTCATTGTAGGCTGCGTACTTTGAACGAATTGATTTGAATTCGTTGTAGGCCGCGTACTTTCGACGTAAGGAAAAGTAACCCCAGGAAGTTCAGGATACGTCATATAACTACTCATGATATTTTATTTATACAACTCAAAATAATACAATCTTGATTTATTCTTGTTTTTGCCTGCATTTCTTTTGTTTTTATTCCGTTCCACAATCTTTCCATGAATTTTAAGTTTGTGGGATTTATAGCAGTAAAAATATTTTTGGGATTTCTTATTTTTTTCTTTTTGCTATTAGTTTGATCAATATTGATCAAAGTTGATCCTTTTACTGATATAGAAGTAGACTGATATCTATAAATAAATCTATTTTTTGTATTATAAACAAAAATAATAGAAGACCCTATTATGTCTATGGGATTTTGGGATCGTAATCCTAGATCTGATTCTTCTACTTTATATTTCAATTTCTTTACCAACTTATCTGCAGTTTTGGGTTTTGTTTTTCTTATACTTTTAGCTTTTACGACTAATCCAGTTTGTAATCTACAAAACAAATCTTCATAAAACTCCAATACAAATTTCAATTGTTTAGGAGTAAGATAAGAATAGGCTTCAACTAATTGAAGATCTTTTTTGTTTTTTGCCAGTCTTATTTCTTTGATATTTCTTTCTAGGATATCCATTATTTCGTCTTCTACTAATTTTACTATACTATTGGTCAGTCCACCAATAAATGTTTTAAATTCAAATCGAAGTTGTTGGTTTTTTTGAATTGCAAGTATTTGATTATCTATTGCATTCAATATTTCGGATATGGTTTTTTGTACAAAATATTTTTCTTGTATAGATTTAGTTTTTCTTATTTGTTCTAGTTCTATGCCTCTTTTGGCATCTAATCTTATGAAATTTAATATTTCAGATTCTAATAAATTTTTTTCTGTTTCTGGAAGACGAATACCGTCTTGTTCCATCTTAAGATAAATTCCGGCTGGTTTGAAATTTTTGGAATGAAGAGTTTTTAGATTAAGATACGGTTTATTATTTGTCTTGAGATAAGTTATTATGATTTCTTTACAAATATGATCTGTAGTTTTCCCATCGTAATGAAGAAATTTTCCATAAAATTCATTATCGTATTCCTTTGTTCCATATTCTGCAGATTTGAAGACTACAGAAGACTCTGTGATTAATTTTTGTTTCCGTGCCATGATTTCAGTATATAGAAGACTTAATTTGAGTCAAGTGATTAATTTGAAATCATTTTGCTAAAATTTTGTTTCTTTTCGAAAGAAATTACATGCTGAAATTTATCCATAAGTTGATCGGCCTTATGGCTAATAATATAAGTATTAGAATTTTGACTTACGGTTTTGATTAATTTTATTAATTCTTCTGTTCCTACCACATCCAAAGAAGAATCAAACACTTCATCTAAAATTAGTAAATTACAATTAACACTATTTTTTGCTCTGGCTATTTCTCTCCATGCCAACAAAAGAGAAAGATCAATTCTCATTTTTTCTCCTTCAGAAAAATTCTCATAAGAAAAAATATCTCTGTTTCTACTCTTTATTTGTTCTTCAAAATTTTCATTTAATTCAAATTGAACAAAGAAGTCCATAGATCTTAAAAATTTATTAATATAAGAATTTATGTGTGGCAAATAATATTTCATTATTTTACTTTTGACGCCAGAATCTTTCAATAATTCAAATATATTTTCATTGTAAATAATTTCTTCTGATATTTCTTTTTTATTGTTTTCTAATAATTCATTTTCTATTTGCAAATCGTTTAGTTTTTTATGCTCAGATTCTAATATCTTATCTTTTTGAGTTTTAAATTCTTTCTTTTTAAACAGCTGCACTAATTGAGATTTATTTGATTCTATATTTGCCTCTTTTTTTCCAGAAATAATCTGAAGTTGTATTATAGAGTCTAATTGGGATAGAATTTCTTTATATACAGATTCGGTTGAGTGTAATTCTTTTTCTAAATCAACAAGAGCTATTTGCTGTTTTTCTTTTCTTTCTGTCTCTTTTTGTATTTTCGATTCTTTGAATTCGAGATCAATTTTTTGACCACACTGAGAGCAAGAATCATTTTCTTTATAAAATTCTATTTTTTTTGAAAGAGAACGAATATTATTGTTAAATTTTATTTGAAGTTCTTTAAATTTTTCTAAATTAGTTTTTATTGTGTTTTTATTTTTAGTTGATTCAATTGAATCACATATTTTTTGTGTTATTTTTTTGTGATCTTCTTCTAGTATTTCTAGTATTTTTTCGATATCTTTTATTTCTTGATTCAGTCGATCTTCATATTCTGTTGTATCTGAAGTTATATTTTGAATATATTTTTCTTGAGTTTCTATTTTATTCTTTATAATTTCTATTTTTGTTCCTAATTGTTTTAGATTTTCTCTCATTTGCATAATCTTACCTTTTATGATTATGTTCATATTAGAGAATATGTCAATATCTAAAATATTTTCTATAACTAGTCGTCTGTCATTTGTAGACAATTGCATAAATGGCACAAAGGAAGAACTTCCTAAAATAATTACCTGAGTGAACGTTTTAAAGTTCATCTTTAATATAGAATCTTCTAGAATTTTTTGATAATCCAAACTATTGGAATCTTGATTGATTAATTCCGAATTTTTATAAATTTCAAATATTTTTGGATTTAATCCTCTTTTGATTAAGTATTCATCAGAACCTTTAGAAAATTCTATTTCTACAATACAATTTTTAGTATTAATACTGTTTGCTAATTGAGATATATTGACTTTTCTAAAAGGTTTTCCAAAAAGTCCGTAAGTTATAGAATCTAAAAAGGCAAAAGATTTTCCACTACCATTATTTCCATAAATTAAAGTAGTAGAATTTTTATTTAAATTTATTGTCGTGAACGAGTTACCAAATGATCCAAAATTTTTAAATTTAACCGTTTTGAATATTATCATCTAATTTTTTCTCTGGAACGACCATAGATCTAAATTGTACTTGTTGTTGTTCTTTTTGTTGTTCTTTTTGTTCGTGTAGTTCCATTATTTTATTGTATAGTGTATTATTATTTTGCAGGCGAGAATTAAAGGGATTATACATGTCTTTATTAAAAGCAAGATTCTTTTGACTAAAGGTAATTGGATTAATTGGTCTTTCTTCTGGATTTAATCCAGTATTATGTGAATCTTTTTGTTGACAACTGGAACATCCTTGTGTGGGGAGTTTTGGTTTTTCTAGACGAAGATTGCCTTCTCTTAAGCTTTTTGCATATCCATTTCCATAATACCAAAATATTTCTTCTCCTTCTTCGATATTTCTTAGTGCCGCGATAAACATTCTTTTCATTGCTTTATCATATATCCAATACGCATTAGGTGCATCAGAATGATTATAAATCATAGCATTTCCTGTTGGCATAACATATGTCGGCCCATTTTCTGCACAAATAGGATCTCCTGGATCGCATGGCCAGGTAAAGCAATACTTACTCACAACCCAATCTCTATTTGATTTAGTTGTAGTATCCAGTAAAATAGCACTTACTTCTTCTATTATTTCCCCAGAATTTATATTTTGTTTTGCAAAACAACCAAGTCCCTGTATAGGTGACTTTCCTACATATGCTTTAGATTCTATGAATTTCGTAGGTGTTGAAAATTGAATGGTCTTTGTTTTATTATCTATGACTGCAGCTGTTTGTTGTTTTGCTGCTGATTTTCCGCTGTTGGGTAATTCTACTGTTGTTTCTATTGTTGGTTGATTTGTTAGTAATTCGTTCATAACGAAAGAGCCTCCATATAAATGTCTTTTACTATTAATTTTAGTTTTTCTTTATTTAAATCATTAGTTAAAAGATCAATTTCTTTATTTATGATACTTAATGTATCCTGAGTCACGTCTATTTCAAAATTTTCTATTTTTTCACTAAAATCGTCTATTATTGTTAGTTCTTGTGTGTCTATAGTATACAATTTATTTATGAACTTGTCAAATATAAAAGGTTTATTTTTTGATTTAACTATAACTTTAATAAAAGTATTTTTATACTTTTCGTAATTTTCTTCTAATAGTTCTTCTCCTAATATAGTATCGTCATACCGAATGATATTAAAAGCTCTTCTTTCATTTTCTATGAAATCTAATTCTCGTGTTTGGGAATCTAGTACATGAAATCCTTTAATTGTTCCAGCATCGGCAAAATTTAATTGATATTGAGATCCAAGATAATGAATATTTCCTTTAGATTGTTTGATGTGAAAATGTCCCGATAAAACCATTTCAAATTTATCAAAAATAGATTTATCTATTCCTTCTTTGTGTTGCACTCCTGATATGACTTCAAATCCATTTATTTCTAAATGGCCCATAAGAATATTGCTACTAGATTTTTTAATAAAATCGATATGCTCTTTAGAATTAAATTCGTTTATCCAAGGACAAAATCCTAACTTCATTTCGTCTATTTGTATTTGGGTAGGATGATCATATAGAATAATGTTCTCATATCCTCGAAATAATTCTTTTAACGAATTAACTTCATTTGTATTTTTAAAGTAAGTATCATGATTTCCTATTATTATTCTGAAAGTACATCCTTTGGGAATCTTTTCCAAAAATCTTTTTCGAACTTCTTTCAAAGTATTAAAATTAATATATTTTCTTCTGTCAAAAAAATCTCCTAAATGGAATATTTCTGTAATATTATGTTTTTCAATATACGGAAAAAATATATTTTCAAAATAATCCAGACAATGATTTAAAAAATAAGAAGAATCATTTCTGATTCCGAAATGTGTATCGTTTATTATTGCAATTTTCATTCAAAGTATCTTCTTTTAAGTTTTTTTCTTTTGGGAGATTTTTTGGAAGATTTTGGTTTTTTATTTTCCATTTTTTCTATATCTTCGTCCGTTAAAACATTAAATTTTTTATAATCACTATTATACTCTTCAAAATCTTTTTCTTTGATCCAATGTGTAAGTTCTCCATCTTCATCATTTAATTTCATGTATTGATATTTAACAAAAGCTTGTTTTTTTTCTTTTTCTATTCGTCTAAGAAATGCATAATAAATTATTTGAGTGAAATAAGAAAACGGATTTTTAGATTTTCTTGGATTAAAATTATGAGCATACAGAATACAATTTTCCACTCCGTCTCCGATCATTTCTTCTCTGAACGGATAATTCATAAAATTAGGACGATACGAAAGATGTTCTGCAATCTTTAAAAAACACTCTCCAATATATTCAGTTATCGGAGGTTTGGCGGATTTGGATTTTTCTGCTAATTTAATTTGCTTTTTCCACTCTTTCATAGCAACAAGAAACTTGTCATTATCTATATACTGTTTTAATTTTTTTTCTATACTAATAGACTCTTGTTTTTTTATTTTTTTCATAGTATATAATCCTTGTGTCCATTATAACAATATTTCAAATTATTGCAACTAGATGCTTGACACTTTTAAAGATTTCTTTATAATCCTCTGTGTAGGTTTTCAATGTTCTTTTGGCTCAGTAATCATGAGCCTTACTGATAATCATCACTATTAGGATTAGAGTTCCAATCTGTTGGTTTATTGCCGAAGTCTTGTCTGTGTCGCTCATCCCCAGTCCATTTGAGTTTTCGTTTAACTTCTTTGGCAATTTTGTTAATGTCATTAACATTGATTAAACCAGATTCCATTAAATCGATCATTACTTCTGGCGGAAATAATAGACTCATTTGAACCATTGGAATACTTTTAGACTTTCTTTTGTCTTTGGGCGGAAAGAGTTCATTATATAGATCAGCAGGATTTTTATTAAATTCCTCTGGTGTGGTTCCAGGATCTTCCATCGGATATGCTGCTCCAACCGAACCTGGCATTTCAAACATAGTACTAAACATATCCCTTAGCATATTTTGCATCTCTTCATCGGTCATCTGTGGAGTTTTATTTGAAAGATTTGGATTTTCCTTTTTGACTATATCGGTTTTGATCATATCAGTAGAAGATTGTTTTTTAGGATTCTTGGGAAGAGAAATAGGCTTTTTCTTGTCATTTTTGTTTTGAAGTTCTCGAAGATAGATCTTTTTTGCGTCTTCTGATGGAACAGTAAAAGAAACAATATGATCCAGCGGAATATCTGTTATTTTAGTATCAGTAAGTTTCATCCAATCGTGAATAGTAACTATTTCATGTGTCTGTGCGGTAATAGGATGTACTATTGCTGACATTTTAAATATATGAGGATTTTCGACCGTGTACTTTAATTTTGTTTTTTTAATTATATGGGCAATTACTTCTTCACCACTTTTTAATTTAAACAATAGGCACGTTTTAGACTTCATTAAAGGCCTCCTAAGCGAATAATTCGCTTGTTGTGTAAAAACTTCTCTTTATTATATATAATAATTCGTTCGTCTAGATGACGCAGCGCGTGATTGCGATACCGTTTCCAATGCAGATCGTCTCCGATATCGTATACTGTTACTTTACTTTTGTCTTCTGCCTTTCGCAAACCTCTACCAATAGATTGTAATACTCTGATAACAGATTTGGATGGACTTGTGAAGATTATGTTTTTAATATTCTTGATATTGATTCCAGTAGAACACGTTCCATATGATGCAATAAGTAAACAGTTTTCATTTGTGTTTACTAGTTGTCGTATTTCTTCTCGTTCTTCTGCCGGAGTTTTTCCGCAAATTATAAAAACTTTTTTATGTGAATATGATTTAAGTTTATTGTATAAAGGAATACCATGTTTTTCAACATAATTAAACAGTACTAAAGTATTTCCCTTTACTTTTGAAGCCAATTTTTGTATAAAATCATTACGTAAATCTGAAGAAACTAACCAGTCTATTTCTTCTTGATATTTTGCCTTTTTAACAGTTTCTATATGTTTAGAAGGATATTGAAGTATCAGACATTCAATTTCCAATTGAGAAAGTAGATCTTTATCTATAAGATCTTTAGTCGAAGTAACAGAAAATACCTTACCAAATAATCCTTCTATAACGAGTTTATGAATATCGGTGCCATCTAATGTTCCTGTCGTTCCTATGCGGTATGGACAATTTTCTAATTTAGTCATTATTGATGTCAATGATTTTGCTTTAAATAAATGACATTCATCACCAACTATTACTTCGAATTGATCAAAAAATTCTTTAGATTCTTTGTATATACTTTGCCAGGTAGAAATAACTATTCTTTTAGATGTTTGTTTAGACTGCCCGGAATATATTACATGACACTCTGAGTCAATTTTTCCATTAGAGTAATCTTTAAAATCATGTAACATTTGTGCAACAAGACCAGTCGTAGGAACAACAACAAGTATTTTTTTATGTTGTGGTATCGTTTGAAGGTAATATCGGATTAAAGAATATATGATAAGAGATTTACCACTGCCAGTAGGAGAAACCAATAACAATCTTCTTTTTTGAATAGCCTCTTGAATTGCATCTATTTGATGCGAATACAAAGATATTGGTTTTTTGTTTGAATACAGAACTAAAGACTTGATAAACGTTGATATAGTTTCATTGTCTATAATTTCTGTAGAATAAAAAGGATGAAATTCGGCTGCATAATTTCTGTCTTTAAGAAATAAAAACAGATGATCTAATAAACCACGATATAGATAACCGTTAATTAGATTAAATAATCTAATCTTGCCGTCCCATATTCTATTTTTATAGGCAGGAGTATATTGAAAATTAGGAACTCGAAATGTAAAATAAGAACTGAGTTCTTTTGCAATAGATTTTTCGCAATCTATTTTGATATATACAGAATTTAATTCTGTTATTTTAACCATTAAATGCCTTGAGTGAACTTAATCCAGTCTAGTGCAGCTCGAATATTCCATATTTTATTTGCAATAAGCTTAACACTATTTTCTAAATAATAAACTTTTTCTCGTTGTAGTGTGCATTTGTTTTCTAAAGTAATAATATCAGTATCACTTGATATAAATCTATCTAAATCTGTCTTAAGCAAAGATAATTCAAATGTTTCCCAATTTCTATCTTTGAGTTGTTCTTCTGACATTTTTCCAGAATAATATAACCACTTGTCTCTGGCAAGAATCTTTAAATCTGACTCTAATTTAGATAAAGTTAGTTTTTCGTCTGTCAGTAAACAAAGATATTTGTTGTGTAATTGAGGCAAAATTGTGGCCTCGTTGTTAAGATTCGAGTTATCAATCAAGACATCTCGATCTAGCATAGTACGTATATCTTCTAGTTTCATCAAATTAAGTATACCATAATGTAAAAGATTGTCAATTACTCTCCAACAGATCCCGTAGAACCTGCAACAGATCCTGATAGATCAAATACCTCGTAATGAGTAAAGGCAAAAGAAGCCTCTGCCAGGATAGGTTCTGCGTCTTGTGTAGAACTGTCAAAATTTACTCCACTAAGAGAAACTGGAAAAATATTATAACAATCTACTCGAAGAATAGGATTATAAGAACTGTTTAAAATATGAATAGACGCATTAGAAACTTTATCAGATTCTTTAAGATCTTCTTTACATCCAGAATATATTCCTATTCCTTTGAGCCAATTAAATATTTCTAACCAATTTTTAAAATTTTCTTCTACCAGAAATCCTACACTTAAATTATCAATAATATACCTGGTTCCGGGTCTTCTGATTTCTATTCCTGTAGGATTAGACTGAATAGATTCACCAAATCCAATAGAAGGAATATTAATTCGTTGACAAAAATGTGTTAGTCTTGGACATCTTCTTAAATAAAATAAAAATTTATTTGTAGTTAAATAATTATTAGTACCGGGTTTGATATTGGGTATTTTCAATTCGGCAGAAAGATTATTTAAAATTGATTGTGGAAGTGTCAT